CATACACATTACTCTTAAGATTTTTTTCTACACAAACTGGACATTTCATAATATTATTATTTAAAGTAAATTTACGAAAATTCATTGTGAAATGCAAATATTAAAACGTAGGAGTATAAGCCCCATTTGTTATGATTGTAGAATCGGAAGGCATTAAATTCACAGGTCCATCAATCTTAACAACACCCCAATTTTTATATTCTTCTGGGAGCTTTAATATAGCTTCACTACTATTCTTAGCAGAAACAGTTAATGCTGTATCCCACATCATTGCAATTGAAGTTGTTCCTTGTTGACCGTTTGGCCACATATTCGCAGGATCTCTCAAATAAACAGTGTACACATAAGATATTCCTGCTTCAGAATTGTTTATTTTATTTTTAACACCGCCACAACAAGAGCAGTAATCCGATACTAAATTCATGCTTTTTGTTTTATTGAAAATGTGAAACCGAACCATTCAGCTCTACTTGTTTCTATTATGTAATTTTTATGAACTTCAAAAAACTTTTTTATCTTATGACAAATTTCATATTTTTGTTGATCACAGTAATAATTTAACGCTTCTTCTATTATAAAAGTGGGTATTAATTCTTCGTCCAACTTCTTCATCTTGTTATCAGCCAAATCTGCAATTCCCTGATACATCTTCACGTCTACCTTCTCTATATTTGACTTACCCTTTATATTCATAACTCATTAACAATAAACAGTTACTTGTGGCTCCTCAAATGTCGGCCTATCAGAAGTGTGACATATTGGAGCATTTGGACTACACAAAACCCCTGGTTCATTTGGTTGAATATTAATCAAATGATTAGGATTAAAATAATTAGGATTAAACATTTTCGATTGAATATCAAGGAGATTATCTAAAGGATTTTCCTTTTCTGTTTTTTCCTTGTTTCTATCAGGAGTCACCTTGTTAAATACAAGATCTAAGTGGTCCTTTATTATTTGAACCTGTTTCTCGTTTAATTTCTTGGCATCTGATATTTCTAGGAAACCCTGGAGCCAGTACGTAAATTGGTCTGTTGTCATTAGCAGCTTAATATTAAATTTGTTCCGTATTTTTCTTCCTCTTTTACTTCTTTCATTTTATTTTTTATTACACTCAGTTCTTTTTTTGTAAACGTCTTATTAGGAGATTTATCTACAAATTCCTTTAACCATACTACAAACTCTTCTGATGTTATCATGTCGTCTTTTTATAAATAAGTGATTAATTTTGAAAATTTAGCTTTCTGAAACTTTTTTCCAATTGTCCTTATCTAAGTTTTTTTCTAGATATTTAAGGGGTTCCTCAGCCACCAACATTTGCTTGGCATGCCATTCCCATAATACGCAATTGGCTCCTATGTGAGAATGTACTGGAGAGGCTTGTAAGAACTGAACATCTTCACCCCATATAGCCTTTAAAAAGTCGTGTCTGAAGATTATGGCATAATAATTGGTCCCATCAATTATTCTACCCTTTTCAAAGCGCCAATCAAAGTTTGATTCTACACCTTTTTCTTTGGCTTTCATTATAGCCTTTTCTAAAATATCAAATGTTCCCATAATTGTTTTTTTATTGTTCTACAACAAGCTTTGCTTTCACTCCGATTGAATTCAGTTTTTTAATTGCAGTTTCTGCTTCTTTGGTGAATTTTTTTACTTCTTTATTTTCATCAGCAAATGATAAATGATAATGATCCTCAGAACCACATCCTTCATATTCCCATTCATCATACAGATATTTTAAACCCAACGGAGTTGTTGGTTCGCTTGGTTCTGGACCTATAACTTCAAAAATTAGAGATAGAATAGCTCTTGTTTTCTCAGAGCAATAATCACCTTCCATAGGTACATTATCAAAACTTTTTAATTCTTTAATAAAGAATTTAAAAAAGTTTTTATCAAATTCTTCTGTGCAAAAAGCATCTTTTATTTTTTGAATGTCTTTTTTGTCAAAGAAATTAGTAATCATTTCTTTTAATAATTGTACATTCTCTTTATTTAGCTCAATATCTTTATTGAAACTGAAGTACATTTCTCTTGCTGGCATGTTTTCATTATTTATTGTGTTAAATATAATAAAAATCAAAACAAAAACCAAATAAAAAGGCCTGACTATTAGGTCAGGCCATGAATGCTGGGTAGGCCGCTTTCGCAAATAAAACATTCACTTATTATACGAAACAAAAGCAAAAAAGTTACTTTAATATCCACTCATAATATCCAGGCATTTTATCATTATCTAGTCTTTCAAATAATCCAGACTTCATAACGGCTTGAACATTATATGGATTTGAACTTTCCTCTTTTTTTATAAGCCCAAGAAGTGCAGGCTTACTATAAACCTTCCAAGTGTAATAATGATGCATATTTGGACTTATAGTTTTATCATCCACCAATTTATTTTGAAACCATGTCCAACCTTCAGATGCATTTTTTAATGCCCTATCTTCTCCTTCTTCTCTAAATCGCTTATGCATATCCACAGTTGAATCGTAGGCTTCTTTTGCTTGCTTTAATATACTATTTTCTCTTTCGCTTCTTTGTCCTGAGTCAGAATAACCAAGTTCAAATTTAAATTTCTTTTGAACATCTTCCCATGATGGCGTTTTATAAGTATCAATCATCTCAGAAACAAAATCATCTATATCTCTGCAACAAATATCTACCTTTGAACCTTTTGTTGAATATGTCCAATTTCCTTCTTCATCTAAGTAACTATATGGACCATCCCAATAACCTTCTTTGTGTTCAGCCCAACAAGGGATTCCGCCTGACATTCTAACATGAGCTTCCCCATCAGGATCTGCATCTTGGAGCATTTTTATAAAATCTTTTGTAGTCATCTTTTTATATTTTTATATGTAAAACCATTTTGAACCTCCTGCGCTTTTACTTAGTCCGTTTAAGCAATTATGGATTGATGTGATTGATATTCCTGTTTTATTAGATGCGATAGTAATAGAAGAAAAACATTCTTTAACGCCATTAGAATTTATTTGCATTACTTTTTTTACTGTTAAAGCTGGTTTACCACGTCTCCTTTCAGCGCATTTTTCTTTAAAAGAATCAGACATCTTTTTTCCAATATGTGATTTTCTCATTTTTTCTTTTGTCTCTTCAGATCGTTTTAAACCCATACGTTTAGTAGATGATTTTTCCATTATCTCTTTTGAGTGTTTATATCCAATTCTTGACTTACTCATCTTTTCTTTTGTTTTTTTTGAAAAAATACGACCTTTTAGCGCTTTGCTTATTTTTTCTTTAGTTTCTTTTTTGGTAATTCTACCATGAGGCCCTTGACCACCATTTGTATAATTTGTTAATTTGAAGCCCCAATTTTTAAATTGAGAAATCCAATACTTTTCCCAAAACTCCCACTCATTTAAATCACACTCTTCTACAAGCTCAATAACAGGCTCTTTATTATTATTTGTAATAGATTTAATCCAATTTGCATTATAATTTTTCCTTTTTTTAGAAGTTGATATATGGTGTTGCAGTCTTGCTTTTAAAGTTTTAATAGTTTTTCCAACATATCTTATTTCTTTAGTGTCTGGGCAACTCAATGTATAAATTTTAACCATATTTTTTCTTTATAAATAGTAAGAAAAAATAGCATTTTTATAAAATCCTTAGTTTTCATATATGCCTCCTTTTTCTTTATACTTCTTTTTTAAGTCTTTATATTGTGTCTTAGCTGCAAGCATTAATGCAAGATGCTTCTTAAACTCTTCTCTAGACTTTTCAATTTCTTGTTGTTCCTTAGAGATTGACACAAAAGCTTTTTTCAAATCTTTCAAGAATCTTTTAAAGACGAACGCAAGAAGAATATTCATTTTCCTTCTGGTTTTTGCTTTAAGGAAGTAATGAATTTTTCTAGCAAGTTTCTTTTTTGAAGATTTTGTTTCATGATATAATTCTATACCATCTATTGGATTTAAATCGCCTTCCAATACAAGGCCTCTTTCTTCTATTATTTTTTTCATTTCGTTTACAGCGTTTTGTAAGTTTGTTTTAATAGCCTGATCACTATAATCAAGTCCCATATTTTTATTTTTTGTTTCCATTTTTTAAATTTTTAAGTTGTTTTTTTTTATTTTTTTACAACATATATGTTGTTTTTTTGTCAGGCTATAACCTGATATTTTATTAATTATAAGGCTATAACCTGATATTTGCCTATTATTAGGTTTAAACCTAATAATTTATCCTGGACTTCTTATTTTGATCTACATATTTTTCATAACATTTATTTTTTGTGGGGGAAGATAGTAACGAACTACCGACCTTCTCTTTTTTCAAAGAAACGCTCTACAACTGAGCTATTCCCCCTTGGTAGGGAAGAGAGGATTTAAACCTCCTGCATCACTTAAGACTTCCCCGTTTGTGGTCTAGGATGGCAACGAGCCACCAACCTTCTCTTCTTACGAAGAAACGCTCTGCACTTGAGCTACTAGACCTTGGTGGAGAGGTGATCATTTAAGACCTTGCCTTACGGCCCTCTCCGTGTAATCGATGGAGGATTCGAACCCCAACTAAGCGATACTTCTGCGCAGTTTCTCAGCTTTGTTTTGTCACCACAAGTTTTATTTTAATTACTACATTTAACTACTCATGCATTTTCGTTAAATTTTTCACCAACTTCCAACCGACAACATCAATCATTATTTTAAAGAACATTTTGAGACCGATGTGGGATTCGAACCCACGACCTTGGGATTTAGAGTCCCTTGCTCTGCCAACTGAGCTAATCGATCATTTTGAGCACTCGACGGGATTCGAACCACGTGATTTCTGGTGTTGCACACCAGCGTCTTAACCGCTCGACTACGAGTGCTTGGTGGGAGTTGAAGGTTTTCACTTCAGAGGCTCTAAGCCACTCCCTTAATTCATTCTATCAATGCATAAGTTTCATTATTTTGTTCAACAATTTTTAATTTACCACGAAACATTAAAGCACCCTTTGTGTGTTCACTCTCTGGGGTTTCTTTAGTAGAAAAACCAACTGTAGAATCCAAGTGATTAATATAAAAGCTTTGACCTTTATGTTTAATTACCCAAGGAGCAATTGTTTGATCTTGATTATGTGCTTTGTTGTAATGAAATACAATTCTTTGTACATTACTATCTTGGAAGATAACTTTATTCATTTGTTACCTCCTTTTCTTTAATGTGTAAATGATTGTATTCTTTTAAGGCCAATGGAATATTGGACACTAATTTATAGGTGTCAGAACTTGGTTCTAAAGCGATAGATGTGATCTGATTATCTAAATCAGGTTCTGTGAATACAGAATGTTTTATTCCTTTCTGAGAAGCAGAATGAATAAGTCTTTTTAAAGAATCTTCGTCTTTAACAGATAATAATACTAAATAATTTGAATTTTTATACCACTCGTAAAAAACTTGTGAATGCTCGTAAGCGAATTGTGGTATTGCATGTGCAGATTGCACAGCTTGGTAACCAGGAGAAATATCCTTTCTAGTAATAATTACTAGTTTTGGATTTTGAACATTTTCAATCTACTTTTTCATAACTCTCTTTTAATTTAAATAGTGTATTTTTTTCTTTTCTCTAATTTATACGTACAAATATAGTAAAGGTTACAATAAAAACAAATTATTTTTTGAATATTTTTTCATTAAATAACTTTAACCATAAAAAAACCATACCTATAAATAAGAAAATCAATAAGTTAAGTCCATTTGTTAATAAATGAAAAATTATTGCAATATGTGTGGTTGAGCAATATACACACATTCCAAGCGGTTTCAATATCCACCTTTTATAGCGATCTTTCTTACGCCAATTCTTTATCCAGTGATAAGTTAACCAAAGGTAATATCTTCGAAATATCATATTTGGTTCCATACACTCTTGAAAGAACAAGCCCAACCCTGCTATCGCTAGGGAGAAGAGTAATAAAACATCCACGCTTCTTATTGCAACTATTTCTAATATCATTTTTCATTGTAATCATATTTATAATAAATATGATGAATTATTTTTCATAATATTTTTTTATAAAAACTTTATATTTGATATTTTTCTCTGGAGAATAATTTAAACACTCTTCTAAAGTGCTGAATTTCTTTATATGTCTATGGTTAATTTTAAGTTTTTCAAAACAAAATTTCATATTTCCTAATGATTGTAAAATCAACTCGTTTTTATAATTATAAAAATACCAATATTTTGCACTAGGATGCACTTCTAATTGTTTTGGCCTTTTTCCCTTTAATGATTGGCTACGTTTTTTATTACTTTCATCAGTTTGTTTAACTCCCGTTTTTGCCTCTCTTAATTTTTCTTTATTTTTTTTTCCTTCTTCTGTTTCATAAAATTTTTTTACTCCTTTTGAAACATTTTTTTTGTATTCATCAGTACGCTCTATATTCAATGCATGTAAAGATGCGCTTATTTTTTTGCCCATATCTTCAGGAGTTATATTTACAAAATTTCTTTTTTTACCTTTTCTTTTTTCTGAAAGTCTGTTTTTTATTTCTTTTGCTTTTTCTTCCCCGTAAGCTTCTTCATATGTTTTACCTTTCTTCCATTCTACTATAGTTAATTTTCCACCAGTACCCCCTTCTGAAATGTTGTATCCTATTTTTTTATTTGTAGAATTAAAAAAATTTATCCAATATTTTTCTTTATCGTTTAGGTCTTTTTTTGAAGTACACTCCTCAAGAATTTCTTTTTTAAAACTCTCAATTCCATATTTTTTAAAAGCCTTTTTTAATAAATTACCTGAACCAAAATATTTAGGGTCAGCATTTGAATCTTGGCCAATGTAAATTTTACCATTAATTAGATTAGTTGTTTTATATACAATCATTTTAATTATTTTATTATAAATAGTTAAAAATTGTATAAAAACTTCCTCTTACTTAACAAAAAACATTATTTCAATATCTCTATCACTTTACCATATATATTCTTTGTCCAGCCATTAATATGGCCACTATTATTTGATATTTGGCATCCCTTTTTTAGGTCAATAGCGCTTACTATATGGGTTAAAAACGAACCACGCACTTTACAATAAACAATATCTCCTGTGACTATATCTTCCCATTTTGCAGGCGCTAACTTAACTGGTTGTTTTGATTTTATAATAGGCAACATTGAATTGCCTGGTTCTTTACTAATAATTGTTTCACCTGCCAACAATTTTTCTATCTTCCAATTTTTATTCATCTTTTAAATCCTTTAATCTTTGGTCTTTATGTTCATTAATCATCTCAATAGCATCAGAACCATTCAAATAGTTATTTTTAAATAATTTCATGGCTTCAAATATTTGTGTTTGCAAAACTACCTTTTCTTCATCAGTCATTTCTGAAGTGTCACCTCCAGATAATCTTCCAGGGGTTTTTGTGTCACATTCAAAATCAAAATAATACACGGGTCCATTTTTCATACTTACAAGAATGGTACCGCCATCTAAATACATATCAATATTATCAACAATCATATTTTTTTATTTTAACCACAAATAATCGTGACTTACCTTTGTGTCGTATATTGCAAACTCAATAATTTCTTTTTGCGGTATAACCCAACCATCTCCTTTTATTTCTGATATTGCATTTTTAATCTTTTCTTCAAACTCACTTCTACATACGTGCTGATCCCTTATGGTAAGCATTAGAATATATACGCCATCGTCTATTTTTTTAAATGTGTTTTTAGAAACGTGTGCGTTTAATCTACTTGCCAAACTTTCCAATTCTTCTCTTTTTTCTTTAGAGTCATCAATTTCAACACTTATATGGCTTTCAAAATAACAATTCTTTGGCATTGAGTCACCCTCTTTTTTTGGCGCACCTGGATGCCAAGGCGCTGTTTCTATTTTCTCTCTAACAACTTTATAACCCAACCTTGTTAATTGCCCAGATATCCTTTGCATTTCTTCATATGCAGTTCTGTTGTCTCCATAAAAATTTGAAGATGTCATGGCATCTTTTATTATAGATCCATCTTTATTGCTTAGGTCAAGAACAATTGGTTTTACACCAATCTTCTCACATGCAAGTTTAAACTTAGACGAAAACTCTTCGAACTTAACCTCATCATCTCTTTCTACTGTTATGTGTATTTCAAAAGGAATTGGGAATTTTGCATCATCTTCAGACACTTGCAGTCCTTGCCATTTCTGAGCTTTTTCGTTTAGCATATTCTCTATATCTTCATGCGTAAAATCAAGATCATAAGCAATTGATATAGATGCCAACATCGTGTCAGCCACTTCTTCTAGTATCTTATATTTATTTACAAACCTATGTCTGCAAGCGTATGCAGAATCAAATGGTAAAACAGCCTTTGCTAGTTCTCCTTGTTCCTCAGAAACTTTTAAAGCTTTCTGAGATAATGTTTTTTTATCTCTTTTAGATAATTCTTTGATGTAGTCTAGTAGTTTTATATCCATATCTATTTTAGCAAAAAAGGGCAAATAGAATAAACTATTGCCCTTTTAATAGGTTAATAAAAGTAATTACTTTTTGTCTGTTCTTTCATACTGCTTGTAAAGACCAACAAAAGTAGAATACTGAAGTTTGTTGATATTACCAGTTGTGTAGTTTTCAGAAACTCTAGCTCTGATGTCAGAGATATAATTTCTACCATGTCCTTTTTGCTTTGCAGCTCTAGAAGCAGATATATTTTTCTTGATAGCGAGTTCAAGAATTTTAATGCCGTTCTCAATGCTGTTTACAGAAGGATTTCTTTTACTAGCAGCAGTTTTTCTGCCACCCTGAACTCTAGAGCTTCTTACAGAAGCAACTTTAGTTTTTGATTTCGTTAATGGTTTCATTTTTTAAATTTTTTAATTATTATTTAAGAACTCAAAGATATGAAATCCCGATGGATATTCCAAATTTTTTTACAATTTACTGAAAATCAGGCCCCAAAAGGTATGTTTCTATCTCTTCCCATGTAGAAAAAGGATCTGTTCCAAACATTAGATGTTGACCAATAAAATCTCCTGCTCCATATTTTAATCTATCGTCAATCAAAAAATGTCCGACTGATAAATCCTTTCTAAAGGTTAAATCCATTCTCTTTTCAGCCCAAGGTCCAAGATGTTTTTCTACCCATAATCTTTTTTCTGTGAAAGAATTTGGGTTTCCCCAAGAAGGTGCCGACAATAATCTTATTTCATATTGAGAGCTTAACACTTTAATAGTTTCAATAGCTCCTTCAATTGGTTCTAAGTCTAGATAAAAATGTTTTGATGTTCTGTATAACTTTCTATTTTTAAACTCTTCTGGGGTTATTTCTAGCTCTGCAGCTCGCTTTATAGACTCCTTATCAAAGTCACATATAACTCCATCCATATCAATAAAAAGGAGTTTTCTGCCAATCTTTTTTTCTAATGCATCTAAAAATGCTTTTCTCGTATTTTCGTCTAATAATGTTTTCATGTTACTATTTTATTAATCATAATCATTATATGCTATGGATGCCATTTGAGCTTTAAATTGTCTCATTGTTATTCCTTTCACTCTTAAATATTCTTGCATTGGAGACTCAACCAAAATATGTTTCTTAGTAGCATATTTAGATTTACATAAGAATTCAGGAAACAATTCTTTAACTCGGTCAACATTGTAAACAAACTTATATGAGTTATCTAAAGTATTAGTATAGTGTTTAAAATGCCTCTCAAAAATATCAGGAGACAATAATTCTATGTTTTTTATTTTCTCTTTTAATATAACCCACCCTTCTTCAGTAGGGTATATGACAGTACTTTCGCTAGTCTCCATATATTAAAAATATTGTCTCTTGTAATATGAACTTAAAAATTCTTCCTCATCTTCGTCATTAATTATGTTTGGATCTAAAACATTATCACATTTATTATGTGACCAACAATATCCATTTCTTCTCCTTTTTACAAACGCATCAACTTCTGCTTCTGATATTCCAGAATCTTTTACAACCAAAGAAGAATTATCTCCTTCTCCAAATTTTTCACAAGTTTTTCTTAATTTAGAAACAAACTCTTCATTACCTTGATCAATTAGGAATGTAGACCAAACTTCACCTTCATTACCACACTCTTCAATTATTTCAGTATATGTTTTCATATTACTATGCTATTTCAAAAAATTTTAATGTACTCTTAAGGTCAGGGAATCTTTCTTCGCTTATTAATAAAAGCTCCCCTTCAAAATCGCCCTGCCAATTGGTCCACTCATGATCATCGATTAAATAATCACCTTTAAGTAATGATTTATTAGGGCACATTATTAGTTTTTTTACAAAATCTTGACCTAAATATTTTTTTACCCACACATTCTTTTCTGCATAAGATAATGGATTCATTATAGATGGCGCTGTAAGTATCCAAACATCATGAATGTTAGATAGTTTCAAGAAAGCTTCTACAGCTCCAGGAATTGGCTCTAAATCCAAAAAGAAGCCATATTGCGATTGTGGGTAAACAACCTCAGGATATTGCTCTTTATGTTTGATGTAGTTTTTTCTGTAATCGCAAAGAACGCCATCCATGTCTATGTATATAACTTTTGGCTTAACAACTCCAAATCTTAATCTAGCATGTTCTTCTGACATTGTAATTTCGCCTTCTTTCTCATTTCTAATCCTAAACCCTTTTGGCATGTGAACAATTGTTTTAATGCCAAGTGTTAAAGCTGCTTTTGCACCAGCTTCGTCAAAACCTGTTTGGCCACCTGTTCTTACAGTTGTTATTTTTGATTTTAATCTAAAATCTTGAGTTATTGCTTTTAATAATAAATAAGCAAACTCATCAGCTTGTGTTTGATTTAATGCACCACGCATGGTATATAATCCATTACCAGCTATATTCAAAGTAATTTGAGCAGGCAATTCAAATTCATTTATTTTATCTACAATCTTCTTTGCTTTCTCAATTATATCTCCTTCAGGTCTTACTGCAATAAATTTCTTTCCGTGTTTGTCTACCAATTGCTTTGTAAGTACTTCTCCTGCTGTTTTAAAATCAAGCGCAATAGCAATTGTTAAGTCTGCGTTTTTTGCATTCTCTTCGGTTCTTGGTTGATAGTTCGAAGAACTATTCTCTTCTAATATTAAATTTTTCATAGCTATATTATTTATTCTTTTCCCAAATTACTACTGTTATATCCTCGTCTACCAATTCTTCTTCAATTATTTTTTCAATAACTTTCCAATCACCTGCAGCTAGACCTGCGCCAATCAATGGCATACCAATCTTCTTACCTGTAAACTTTTCTTTTAATTTTTTAATACAACTTCTTAATGCGTCATAGTTTGTATCAACTTCATGACGAGTATATTTGTATTGGCCATACATGTTAACAACAGTTGGCACTGCATTTACTGTATGTGAAATTGTCCCAAGCTTATTCTTATCACCATATTGAGTTTTAAGATCTACTTGATGTGCTTCGGGTATTTGCACTCTTATTTGAGCTGCTATACCCGCTCCAAAACTCAAAAAACAATTACACTGATGTGCTATAACATCAAAATTTTTTCTGTCTCTGAGTAAGTCTCCTTTTATGTATTTTATTGCCATGATACGAAGTTACAAATTTTATTCATATCCCGCAAATAAAAAAGACCCAAATAAGGGCCTTTTTTTTAGTTTATTTTAGTTCTCTTTGATCATGCGAAAACACTATGGAAGCTAATAATGGATTATCATTATCATAATCTAAATCTGAATACATATTAACATCTTCAATTTTTATATTTTTCATAGATATTGTTCTAACAGCTACGCCTACGGCATCTAATATTTCTATAGATACGTCTCCTAAGTTTTTAAGTTTTGCCTTTTTTAATACCTCAATATCATTATCTGCACCAATAGGTAAATACATATCTATAGAAGAATGTTCTCTTATTTTAACCTTTCCGTTTGCCATCTTTCTAGAAGTTAATTTTCCATGATATAAATACCTGTTTATAAAAAATGGTTCAACGCCTGGGAAGTTGACTATAAATCTACTGCTAATCTTTGGCTCAAAAGGCTTAGATATAGGATCAGAAATAAAACTTGATAAAGATTGGCCACTTACATTTTCTAATTCTGCATGAGGTCCTTCTGATGGGGTTGATTGTAATTCCTCGAATGTTGTGATCAAAGGGGCATCGCCTTCTGTCCACTCCCAAACCTTCGTAATAGGGTTCTTTACTAATCTTCTCTTTCCGTCTTCTGAAGGTAAATTAAGCAGGTTTCTTACGTATAATACGATAAACTGCCATTTTTCTTTTAAAAATTGTTTCATAATGTAAACTTAGGTGTTTTAAATTTTTAATAATTATTTATAAAAAATAAAAATAACCATGAATAAAGTAAAGGAAATTTTGAAAAAGGGGTGGGATTACGTTTACAAAACAAAAATAGGTAAACTAATCGCCTCTTTTCTGTTGGCATCTATATGTCTTTTTTTGTCTGAGATTTGGGATTTTATGTACTATGTAGCTATGGCTTTTATGGCATATCCATTTGGTTTGACGATAGTTATGATTGCTTATGCTTGGGTGATAAATCCAATGAAAGACTGGAAAGAGTCTCAAAAGGCAAAAAAAATGGCTCAAAATTCAGAAAAGACACATTCTACGGTTGAAGATGTAAAAACAATACCTGCAAGCGCTGCTGTAACGCAAAAACTAATTGAAATAGAGGGGTTAAAATCTCCAGGGGTTATTATAAGCGAGGTAGATCCTAAAAATAAAAAAACTGAATCTCCTAAAAAAGCACCTGCAAAAAAGAAGACTAACGAGCTTCAAAATAAATTAAAAAGAAAAAATAATAAAAAATAAAAACTATGAAATTACGTAAAATGTTTTTCGGATGGACCAACCTAAAATGGTTGATAAAGGAGTTCTTTGCAATGTATAGCACTAAAGATAGCTATTTTAGCAAGAAGAGATTTGAAAGTTCTATGGCTTTTTTAAGTGCTATGGGTTTAGTATTAACTCACGCTTATTATACAAGAGCTACAATTACAAATTCTGAAATATTAGCAGACGCTGCTTTGTTATTTGCCATTGCAGGATACACAGTTAATCAAATTCAGAAAGAAAAAAAACCAACAGGATCTGATGACGCTTCTAGTGAAATTCCAAAAGACGCTCCAATCAAAGATGACTCAGATGCAGTATAAAATTAAAGCCCAAGAAATTGGGCTTTTTTATTTAGTTTAATGTTGATGTTTCTTTTATAATTCTAAGGTTATCTTCTATTCTTCTACATCTGCTCTGGAATTCTTTTACATCAGAAAATTCCAATTTAAACCATTCTCCAAGGAGTATAAATCCATCTTCCGCAATATATTTTTTTGACTTCATAGACCTATGTAATATAGACTCTATTGTTGTAGCCATGACTGTTTGGTATTGATCAATCAATACTATTTTATGAGGAGATCCTGTTTGTAAAGACTTTACTCTTTTATTAGGATTATTTTTGGTAAAACCTATTTTATACAAATCGGTCCCTTCTAGTTGTAATAAATAAATATATTTCATTGTTTAAATATATTTTATATTGCAAATAAAATAAACTGTTTATTGCTCGAACGAATTGTTATAAAAATATCTATATGGCTCGTTAAAAAAAATTGAGGCCATATCTCTATCACATTTATTCACATAAGGATACATTTTTATCACAGTATAATCATCAAAACTTATTACAGAATATACTTCAATCCAGCCTTTTATAAGTCCATTGTGAGACAAATAACATCTACATCCGCTAGAAGTTTTAGGTATATTTTTTATATGTAATTCATAAAATAAATCACTTTCTCTCATTTTTATGAAATCAATTACGTGATCCGTCCATGATTTGTAGTGGCTTAATTGAATTATAATATCTCTATTATTAGATTTAGATATATTTTTGAAAGTATCCATACATCTATAAATAAATCCGAAAAAAAGAAAACCCCCACCTTTTCAGATGAGGGTTTATCAGGAACTCAAGGATTAAAATCTAGGCCCTAGAAGCCGTTCCCCTGTTTTGCAGAGTACAAGAGTATGAATTATTAAAGCTCTACAGCTTCGATTGTGTTAACCAAGGCATTTCTATCTTCTTCAAGTTTTGACATGATATCAAATACTGTTTGTTTGTAAAAAATCTGCTAAGGCATTTACTAATATTTCTTTTTCTTTACCTTTTAAATAAATATCTTTAGCGTAAATAAGTTCATAGATATATTTAATATCGGAATTATTTTTTGGCCTAGATAAATTACATTCTCTACATATATAAAGAACATTATTCTTTTTATGCAATCCACCTTTATTTATAACAATTAAATGATCTAAAGTTTTCCCTTTCATTTTTCTTCCGTCAATTTCCATTTTACAATCACAAAAAGGACATAGTGTGGCTAGTTTTTTTTGGTTTTTAATCCAGACACTATCAATATCTGTATTTTTTTCTATCGCCCTTCTTCTATGTTGTGAATGTCTACTAGATGCTTTAGCTATATCTGTTTTAGAATATATTTTATTATATGCAGATATTTTTTCTTTATTGTTTTTTTTATATTCTTTAGCCTTTCCTGGATTAGAATCGTATTTCTTTTTTCTTTCTTCTAAAATTCTTTCTTTATTATTTTCATACCAAGATTTTTTATAGTCTTTTATTTGCTTGCTTTTGCTATAATCTTTATTTCTTAATCTCCATTCTTTAGCTCTTCTATTATTTCCTTGTTTAATATGTTCTTTAGACTTTCTTTTGTTTTTAAATCTACATTTTTTTGAGCAAAACTTTCCAAATCCTTGTTTAATTAAATATGGATATGTATGAAACTCATTATTACATTCAGCATCTTGACACTTTACTTTCACCATAACATTTTTATTATAAGTATCAAATAAAAACATAATGTCAAAAAAAAGGAGAGCTAACTCTCCTTTTTAATTATAATTATAATTCCACCTCTTCTATAGCATTTACTAATGCGTTTCTGTCTTGTTCTAACTTTTTAAGTATATCGAACACCTTGTCTGAGAAACCTGCAAGAGCATAAGTTTTATGTTCAGGGAACATTCCACTTCCTTGGCCTGCTAAGTCAAAAGAGTAGATGATTGGATTTGCACCATACTTAGCATTATATTGAGCGTGCGCTCCTGTTGGAGCTCCACCACTTCTCCAACCTTGAAGGTCTGAGAAATATATAATTCTATCATACTTCTTATTAGCTGTCTTGAATGTTTCAGGGAAATCTGTCCCGTGATCAACATTAATAACATCATTAGTAGATGGTTTAGATTTATAGTTCCAACCCATACCAGTTCTGTTATGCTTATCAAGTTGTTTGATAATAGTAGAGATACTGTCCTTTCTTGAGAAAGGAGCGTATGCAGCTCTAGAACCAAAAATCATGAAGTCAGCATTGTTTGCTTTAGCCATGATCGCACCAAAAATAGTTCCAACTTGTCTGTATGAGATTGTACCCATAGCGCTCAATTTATTATCCATAGAACCTGAGTAGTCACAAACAACAAGTGTTTCACCATCAAATTTTGGAACATTTGAAACTGAGATTTCCATAGCATCGTCAATAGCTTCAAGAACTTTTCTTACAGTACTGTCATTTCCAATTTTTTCAATCTCACCAATCGCCACATAGAATTGGAATGGCATAATAAGTTGTTTCTTAATAAGCTTCTCATCTCTCAACATATCACATGCAACACCAACAGACTCTGGAGCTTGTTGAATGATGTTTCTCAAGTTTCTTAAAAGAGCAAGGTAACCAATTTTTCTTGTAGAAATAAGTGATGTCCAAGCCTCTTTCTTAAGCTCTGCTTTTTCAGTTTCTGATTCAGCAACTTGACCTGCATTGGTAAGTTTAGCTTCCCAAGTTTCAGTTGACTTCAACATACCATAAACCAATGCTTCAAGAGCATTAATGCTTACAGTTTCGCCTTCTGTCTTTAATGCAACAGCAAGTTTTTCTGAAAGCTCAGCGAATCTTTTTTGATTCTTCTTTCTCTTTGCATTTTCCAAAGAAGCCTTAAGAGTTTCAACATACTTAGTCTTATCAACTTGAACAAAGCCGTTCTTATCTGAAGCCTTAGGGCTAACAAGATTAACAACGTCAATTAAAGAAACTTCTTTTCCATCTTCTCTGTATTTAGATAATTGATAAGAATCGAATTTCTCGAATGCCTTAGCAAAACCCTTCTTAAGAGAGTTTGGAACTGACTTTCCATTTAACTTACCGTAGTAGTAAGAAAGAGTTTCAGTCATGTCATCTGGTCTGTAAATAACTTTGTTGTAAAAGTCCTTACCCCATTCTTGACCTGAAATATGTTTTGCCAATTCAGCTGCAGTTGCATGACTGATTGATCTCATACCAAATTTTGTTCTAGCGAAAATTGCCGCTTTAGCAGCGAACTTTGGATCCACCTGCTTTAATAGCTCAGCCATTCTATCAAGAGAAGCATCAGCTTTTCTATAGAATTGATCTTGTACGAATGAGGTCAATAGTAATGACACTAATTCTAATTTTGCAGATTGCTTATATGCTTTTCCACCTGCAAGGTTTGTGGTAATTGTTTTACCACCTTTTGATTTTTCATTAAATCTTGACATAGTTTATCAGTTTTAAAGGTTTAACATTTATTTATTTTTTCCATATGGTCATAAAAAAAGGGATACCGAATTAATCGATATCCCTTACTAAAAATTTTGTGGGAAATTTGACTTGGGAGATTTTTTTGAAATATAGATTTTCGAAGTATCCCAGTGTCTTGCCACACAATGCTTTATTATTAACTAACTTATAATAGCTGATTCATATTTCATAATCAATTTAAGTGCGAAGGGCTTCCTCTCTTTCGAGTCATACACAGTCTCACTTTCCTCGCACACTATTATTACCGACTGAACCTAGATGTTTAGTTGGTTAATAAATTTTTCAGTAGGGATATATAGAGAGAGTTTTTTTCAATTAGGATTCGAAGTATCTCACTCTTTGCCACTACAATAATATTTTTAAAGAACGTTTTCTTAAAGCTTATACGTAAATGTAACATAAAAGTTACAAATTTGCAAAACTTTTTTAATTTGTTTATCAGGAAAATTTGTGGAGGGCATATAAAAGCCGTTTTACGGGCTTCTATTGGAGTCGAACCAATAAAACCGAAGTAACCCTATCACTTGCCACTGATAATATTTTTAAAATTTTTAAAAAACCTTGAGATATTTAGCTTGAGCTGTCGCCCTTTGTTCTATTTTTCAAGATCAAAACTATCGTTTCAATCAATAGAAGGCCGAAATGTTTTTAGAGTACACTTCTGAACTCGTAATTTTAGGTGCTTACAAACCAATAACTTTAATCACGTCATTTTGTGAGAGACATTTAAGTTGTCACAACTACTTGTTTCTCCCTGTAATAAAATCCAAGTCAACTTTATTACTGAGGGCATCCTGACTTCAACAATCACCTTTCTCCGCTGGGTATACCCAGGTTCATCGATTGGCAATCTCCATCAGAACCTTTGTTTTGTTTCTGATTTTTCATAACGAAGTATCTCAACACTTTGCTACAAGATTTTTTAAAAATTTTTCAAAGAACTGTTTAGTGCAATAAAATAAATATATGCAAAAATACAAATTCCATTTTATATTGCAAAGTTTTTTTCGTTTTTATTCTAACTAACTGATTATCAATATGAAAATTTTATTTTAAACTGCCCAATATTTTTTAATAAAAAAGGTTATTTATTAAAAAGGATAGCCATGGAAAACAATAAAGATGAAATTACAAACAAAACAACATCAACTGATATTCACGGGACTGAGATATTTGAGTTGGGCTATCTAATAAATGTAATATTAGATTATTACGAACCACAAGAAAAAGAAGAAGGGGAAGAATGGAAAAAAGGAACTGATTATGAAAGAAATTCCATACCAAAATCCATAGACACTTTAGTTCAAAAAGCTTTCGAAACACAACTAAAAAAATTCACGAAATAATGAAAGCATGTTCGGACATAACAATATACTCCCTTTTATCTGCGCAGTTCTTCCTGCTTTAATATACGGCTATACTATATTTAAACATTCTCCTACAAACTCGATACATCTAAACAAGCTTTGGATATATACAATTATAGGTTTCCTATCAATTACTTTCATTAATTTTTTTACATTTATATTTCCAGATTTTCAAAAATTTTTATTTGAAGATTTTTTGGGATCTACAACAGTTGACGGAGAGCTTAAGCTTTTTTTCAGAAAGACAAGTCTAACGTTTTTATTTTTTGCATTTTTTCAGGTAGCCGTATTAGAAGAGTTTAGTAAATGGATTGCATTTAAGTGTGGTGATTTATTCAGAGGAAGGAATTCGCTTAAAGACCATCCTTATGCCATTATGTTTTACACAACAATGGTAGCCGCTGGATTCGCAGCTCTTGAGAATACAGAATATGCTACAAAAACACTTCGTGGTTTTTTTGGAGATAATATAAGCGTTTTTGATGTGTTGTTTGTCAGAACTTTTAGCTCTGTTGTAATGCACATGATTTGTGGGGCTATAATGGGTTATTACATTGCATTAGGGGCCAAATCAGAGAGGATATATAGAATTAGATATAATTTGATAGGTCTGTTCTCAGCAGTCGTTCTACACGGTTTTTATGATTTTACGCTATTAGACACTCATATGTCTTCGTTAGTTTTTTATGTAGGTGATTTATCGTTTCATTGGCCTAGCACAATAATAGTGATAGCAGGACTCATTATCACATACTTTATGGCAACTGATCTAAAATACAGAAAGATTAAAAGGAGAATATTTAATAAGAAATGTTAGTTCCTTCTTTTACATATTCACTAACTTCGTCAAATATACAATAAATAATATCCTGGAATGTAAATTTAACTTTTTTATTAAAAGAAAACTCTTCATTTTTGAATGTTAGATTTTCATCTATAATTACAGGAACCTCCCCAAGCTTTGTATAACCCGTTTCTCCTTCTTCTGCTTTTACAAATTCTACTTCTGGAAGTATATAAACATATTCTTCTTCATCAGAAAAATTATCTGCTTCCACTCTAAAACTTTTGTAAAATCTAACATACTTACAAGGCTCTTCTAGTTTTGTTCCAGTTACAAAAGCTCTTAAAACTTCATAATCCTCCGAAAAATAATCACTTATAAATTTTCTTAATCCATATAAAGCATGGACCAATTCAGATAGAGTTATTTCCTCTTCTAGACTTGTGTATAGCCCTAGAAGTTGAGTTAAATATTCATTTAAATCCTTAATATCATGTGTAAGTACTAATTTATTTTGCACATAATAGTTAGAATCTTTTTTTATTTTTAAAATCTCTTCTGGCATAATTATAATTTTACAACGACCTTATTTTCTTTTTTATCAAACGTTAATTTTATAACAGATCCAACGGGAGGCTTTTCGTGTATCATGAACTTAGCAATAGGGGATTCTATATAAGTTGTAATAGCTCTTTTTAATGGTCTTGCTCCATAGTCTCTATCATATCCAGTCTCAGACAAAAATTTCTTAACATTTGCATGAATAGAAATTTTATAACCCTTCTCTTGTAATCTACCAATTAATTTATCCAATTCTATATCAACTATTCTAAGAACATTTTCCTCTGTAATTGGTTTAAATACAACTTTTTCATCTATTCTGTTTATAAGTTCTGGTCTAAATTTCTTTTTAAGTTCACCCATTACCATTTCAGTAACATCATCATGAGTTGATACTAAGTTAAAACCTAATTTCTTTTCTGACAAAATCTTATCTGTTCCAATATTAGAAGTTAAAATAATTATTGTGTTTTTAAAATTTACTTCTTTACCAGTATTGTCAGTTAGTTTACCTTCGTCTAAGATCTGAAGAAGTATATTAAACACATCTGGATGCGCCTTTTCAATTTCATCAAATAAAACTATTGAATATGGTCGGTTTTTTACTTTCTCTGTTAATTGACCTTTTTCTTCATAGCCAATATATCCAGGAGCTGAACCTATTAATTTTGTAGCGGAGATAGATTCCATGTACTCAGACATGTCAAATCTAATAAACGATTCTTCTGTGTCAAACATAAACTTTGCTAATATTTTAGCCAACAAAGTTTTACCAACTCCTGTAGATCCTAGAAACAAAAATGATGCAATTGGCTTATCTGGGTCTTGTATTCCTAATCTAGATCTTTGAATTGCGTCAACTATTTTATCAACAGCTTCATCTTGACCTATAATTTGTTTTTTCAAAAACTTATCTAACTTAATAAGCTTCTCATTTTCAGAATCAGTTAATTTATTAACAGGAATTCCAGTATGTTTAGCAATTACTTTTGCTAAATCCTCAGATTCAATTGGTAGTTTTGTTTGTTTTATCGCTTCCTTCCATTTAATGTTTTCTTCTTCTATTGCAGTAAGTATTTGTCTTTCTTTGTCTCTGTATATGGCAGCATTTTCATAATCCTGTTTTTTTGCGGCTTCTTTTTTCTTATCTACAATATCAACCATGTCTGATTCTAATTTTTTTATAGCTTCGGGTATTGCTATTTTATGCAACTTAACGCTAGAACCAACTTCATCCATTAAATCTATTGCTTTGTCAGGAAAATTTCTATTTGTAATATATCTATCAGACATGTCAACACAATATTTCAGAATCTCATCAGAATAAAATACTCCATGGAAATCTTCATACCTTGGCTTTATCTGTTTTAATATTTCAAAAGTTTCTTCCTTAGTAGGAACGCTTATGTATACCTTTTGAAATCTTCTGTCTAGAGCACTATCATTTTCTATTACTTTCTTATATTCATCAAGCGTGGTAGCTCCTATACATCTCATTTCCCCTCTTGCTAGAGCTGGTTTTATGATATTGGCCGCATCCATAGATCCTGATGCTCCGCCTGCCCCAATTACAGTATGTATTTCATCAATGAATATAATAACGTCAGGGTTTTTTTGAACCTCTTTTATTATCTCTTCCATTCTTGCTTCAAATTCGCCTCTGTATTTTGTGCCAGACACAATAGATGTCATATTTAACTCTATTATTCTTTTATTAAAAAGAGATCTGTCAACTTGTTTATTGAATATTCTAATAGCCAGTCCTTCCGCTATGGCAGTTTTACCAACACCGCTTTCGCCAATTAAGATTGGATTATTTTTTTTTCTTTTATTTAATATTTCTATAGTTTGATCTACTTCGTTTTCTCTGCCAACAACAGGGTCTAACTTGCCTAAAGACGCTAATTTAGTCAAGTCTTTGCCGAACTTATCCAAATTAGGAGTAGAACTATTTGTCTTTTTTATTTTATCTGAACCAGCACTTTCCTCATCTTCAGAATCAAACGATCTTTTTTTGTCCATAATTGTGTTTGTTTACATTCAAATATAACTTTTTTAATTTATAAAATCAAAAAAAACAGTCTATTCTTTTATTTTTTTATATAATAATTCTATAAATAAAATATCCTCACTTTTTTTATCGAAACTTATAGAGTGTACATCATATTCTTCTGTGGTATAAACTTTTCTTATTTTATCCCAAATAACTTCAAAACCTTCGTCGTCTATCTCTTTTGATGTCACTTCTATGACTACCTTTTCCAATGTTTTCTGTACCATTCTCATAACAATAATTCTTTGTAAATAAATAATTAAATAAAAGGCTAAAACATAGGCAAATCATTTTTTATCTTAATAAGATATTAAAAATTGTTGATAAAAAAAAGAGAGTGATTATTCGCTCTCTTTTAAATCTTCCTCTTCTTCTAAATTATCATCCTGAAATTTCAGATCATTTAAAAAATCTATATCCGCTGGGTCATTTGGATGGTCTGGGTCTAACGTTGGAAATTTATTGTGATCAGGAGGATAAGCATTAACTTTTTGGAAAGCCATATTACCATATTCTTCTAATGCTTCTCTAATATATTTCCTTAAATAAAAATTCCCCATATATTATAAATATGGGGAATTAATTAAATTTTTGGAGTCTTTCTAATACTCTTTGAGTTCGACCAATCTCTGTATCTATTGGATTAAATATCTCAGGGAATTTTTTTTCTAGAGAATCTACTCTAGAAAATATGTCATAATGAGCATCGGCTAAATATAAAAACTTTTGTTCTCTTTCTTTTTTTAATTTATGTAATTTGTATTTTAAAATGTAAATTTTAAATTTTTTATTTTTGCAGATCATATGAGAACACTAATTCATGTAGTTTGCTAATAATTTTACCATAATAATCAGAAACTGCAATCTCATCATTAGAACATTTTGTGTGCATGTCCTTTGAAAATTCTGCAAACTCCTTTTGGAAGTTTTTAAAATTTTCACTTTTCTTGTCAAAATTTGAAGTTACGCTGAAAACCATTTCTCTTAAATAGTCATCAAAAGTAATACTTTTATCTTTCGATTCAAAATCTTTTTGCGAATAAAATTTTAAAGTTTCAGAAGAATCTAAAATCTCATAGTATAACTTACCAAGCTTACCCATTCTGTTTTTAGTTGTCTCTATAGTTCTAATGTTTTTCTTATCATCATAAACCATGTGAACATGAGCATCTGAATCAAATTTTAAAAAACTAGCACCTTCAAAATCTCCATCTTTAGTAAGCTGACCAATCAAAATAACAACACCACTAGTTCTGTCTTTCCATTCAGTTAAAACATCATAAATATGTCTCATAGCAGCTTCTCTGCTCATACCTTGTTTTACAAAATCTACAGCAATACGTTGAACTGAGTCTAAAATCAAAATTTTAACATCACCACGACTTTCAATCATTTCCATGAATTGAGTAAAATGAGGATAATCTTGTGAGTCAGCAATAAAAGCATTTGTATGTGTTATTTCTAAACGTAATGTTTGTTTTTTTACTAAATGACTTAACATCTCTCTTGAATAGAAAACAGATTTATGATCAGAAATAAGAGATTGTAATTTTTTACAAAGAGTGGTTTTACCTGCCCCAGAAGTACCTGTTAAGAAAATTAAATTCGCCCATTCAATACCGCCTTGTGTAGAAAAAAGGCTATCTAAAAGCTCGTCTCCAATTTTTACTGATGGAGTTGCAATCGTTTTAACATCTTGGTAATTTTTCATTTTCTATCGCTTTATACATTATTATACGTATAGAGTTTAGAAAAGTTACAATTATTTTGAAGAAAGTATATTAAATATACCTTTTGCTACATTATAGTCTTTAGCAACTCTTCTGTCTGGGCCTGACATGTCTGTAACTTTCAATAGATTACAAATTGTTAAAAAGTCCATAACTTCTTTTTCTTCATAAACAACCCCTCTTGAATTTAATTCTTCTGTAAACTTAATGAATGGTGGCAATAGATCCCCAACCTTAAGAGCGCCATTTAAATAAAGAGCTTCAACAAATGTTAAATATAGTTTATTTCCTTCTATGCCTTGAGACTTAATTGCTTCTAATATCTGCAACTTCTCTTCGTTATTCATAGTTTCTTCTGGAGCTTGTTGTACGAACTCGCCATTTTCATTTGACTTGTATTCTATTTTTTGTTTGGGTTCAACAAGTTTAGGTTCTTCCACAGGCACCCCAATTTCTTCCACAACGTCCTCTTCTTTCTTTTTAGGGAGAGTTATTACATCTGCTAAACTTTTCATCCCAGCCTTTTCTAATGTAATGTTTGTTGCTATTATCAAACAAACTGCCATGGGGTCAAATACAAATATTAAAAGCAATATAAAGAAGTTTACCACAGAGTCCATGCTTTTTCCTGTTAGATTAGCGATATACTTTAGCGGACCAACTTCTGCTGCCACATCATTATTTTTAAGATTTAATATTTCCACACCTAGAGCACCAACTTCTTCGCTCTTGGCCTCTATTTTTTTACTAAGCTCATCAGCTTCTTTTGTAGTATTCTCTATTTCTGCATTAGACTGCGCTATTTGGTCTTCAACCCTCTTAGCCACAGTTGTTCTCTTTCTGTTATATAAACTATCAACCCTAGCCTCCTGTTGAGATCTTAATGATATTAAAGATTGAACTCTGTCTTGTTTTAATTTTTGTGAAGATTCTAGTCTTTTTATATCTTCTGTTATAACTTGCTTTTTTTGTTCTACTATAGAAATCTGACCATCAATATTCTGAAGTTTGTTTGAAGTTTCTGAATAGGCGCTTGATAAAAATCCATATATACCCGCACTAGTTATTACCATTATGGTTATAGTGCCTATTGTTAGGTATGTTTTTAATTTCCAGTCAAGTGTTTTCCAATATCTATGCAAGAAAGATGCAGTTATTATTTTTGCAAACTCTAAGCTAGAAGCCATTATTATAACCGCTCCTTGGGCCCCTCCAAACAACTTAGATAATCCAGTAACTGAGAAAAAAGCTGCAGCTCCTGCTAATGCTAGTGCAGAAACAGCAACCAATATAGGGAAAATATAATTTTTTAATGATTTAAACATTTGTAAAAAATAATAATAATTTGATTTAAAATCAAATGTTATTTTTCTCCTGGCTCAAGATCAGAATGTGAGTTGTCGCCTATACCATGTTTTTTCTTGAATTTTTTTATTAACTTTTTCAAAAAAGCAGTTGGTCTAGCTTGAACTTCTTCGCTTGGCCTAAGAGCCTTTAAGTGTTTTTGAGTCCATACATTTGGCGTTCCATCAGGTAATATATACTCTTGATTGTTATAATACCAATTACCTTTATACCATAGATAAAGCGGATGCTGTTCTCCATAAGAATAGGCTACATACATTTCTCCTAATCCACCCAAATCTTCACCATAAGTGTGTGAAGCCACAAAATTCTCTCTATTTTTTACTTTAAGAGCAGATTCTTTATTGCTGATTCTTTCTTCTTCAATCTGTGCTTCATCTAATTCTGCTTCACTATTTTGATTTGTGTGGTTCTCAATGGTTTCCCTGATTAACTTTCTTAAATTAAGGCTCATAATTTTTATTTATAAATATCTCACAAAAACAAAAAACCCCTCAAAAGAGGGGCTTTTTTAAAATAACAACGGTTTGTTATTTTTTAAAATGGTAAGTCATCATTGTCGTCTGATCCTGCGAAAGTATTTGAACTTACAGTTTCAGTCGCATATTGCTGAGCCTGCTGACTAGGGCTTGATTGGGTGTTTGTATTTCCATTAACAACAGTCGATGTTTGACCACCTGATGCCGCATTAGTTGTTGTATTTGTTTTTTCACTACTTCCATTAGAAAGGATTTTAATTTCATTTCCAACGATTTTAGTTCTATAATGTTTCTGACCTTCTTTTTCAAACTGATCAGTTCTAAGTTCTCCAGAAACGTATAACATCATACCTTTCTTTATGTAATTACCACAAAACTGAGCTGTATCACCCCAAAATTCAATGTTGTGCCATTCTGTTTTACTTTCTTTTTCGCCATTTGCCTTTTTGTAGGTCTTGTTTGTTGCTAATACTATTTTAGCTACTTTTTTGTCATTGTCCAAGTGTTTAAGCTCTACGTCTTTACCTACGTTTCCAATTAAGTTTGCTTCGTTTAATCCGTCCATAATTTTACTTTTTTAGTTGATTTAATAATTGTTTATTGTTGTTATTTCTTATACAAATATACACAATTTATCATACAAAAATCAAGATAATTTAAAAATATTTCAACATATTGTTTATAAGTAGAAACTTTAGAAAAAAGCAAAAAAATAACTATTTATAACAAAAACCTTTAGAAATGGAAAAAATCATTTTAAAAACAATCAGAGAGGCTTTCAATATAGCCTATATCAATAAGTTGATTAAAGAAAGCTCTGAGGAGATGGCTAAAAAATTAACCCCAGATCAATTAAGGGTTGCTGAAAATATGTATAACCGTTGGACAAACGGAAGACTAAACTTAGAACTAGGCAAACAAGATGAGCATGTTTTAAATTATGTTATCGAAAAAGCTGCTGAAGAATACAAACAAACAAAAGACAGTCGCCTAAGAGATGCAATAGCATCTATTTTCTATCCAAATTCAGCTAATGGCGGAAATAAAGTATATAAAATATTAATTAATTATAAGCCATTCTTACAAAATATAAAGAAAAGATTTGGAGAAAAAGGTTGGAGAAATGTGGCTGAAGATGCTATAGGAAATGCTTTTGTAAAAGTTGTTATGGATCCAACTAATTTTGAAAAAATAATTGATTCTTACAAAGGGGATGTAGCAGGTTCAGGGATTATCCCATTGTTTGTTCATCATCTACAAAACGGACTTGCAGGCATTTCTTCTCAACTTGCCTCACCTAAAAGAGGTGGTAGTGCTGGAATTACATCATATGATGACCCCGAATCTTTCGTGTCAGGCAAAGTAAGTGGTGAAGAAGACGATAAAATAAGTACTGCTGGTTCTGACCTTGCTGTTGACACTGAGTTTAGTGGAGTAGATTCTCCTGAAGCTATGGTTTCACAAATAGCAGATGATTTAAATTATGATAATTCAAAAGGTGATTTAATATATAATCTTGGTGATTTATTTAATGATTTTGCTGATGGAGTAGAAGAAATATCTAAAAACCCTAAAATAAAAACAGCGCCTGGTGTAAGCTATGCTCTTATAAAATATTTTAGAGATAAAGTTCCTTACGAAGAGATAATGGCAAGCAAGCCTGAGTTATATCAAGGGAAATCTCCTTCTCAATTTAGTACTGATATAGTAAACAATTTAAAAAGTGGTAAATTTGCATTGTTAGCTCAACAATTAGGTCCAAAATATAACTTACCAACAAATTGGCTAGATGATTTATTAAAAAATAAAGCTTTGAAGGATATACAAAAAGCTCTTGGCAAAAAAGAAGAAAAAGTTGCTGCCGACGATGAATACACAAAACCAACACAACAGAGTTGGAGTCCTTTATTCGAAAAGAAAATAGAAGAAAACATGGACGCAATTATCAAAGAAGTATATAAGAGATTAGAAAAAACAAATAAATAAAAAACAAAACCCCTGAATTTCAGGGGTTTTTTGTTATTCTTTTCTTAGAACTATTGTTTCGAAATTTTGATTGTCCACTATAATAGCAGATCCATCTTTATCTATTTTGTATATATTAAGATCGGCATCAAATAAAACTTTAGAGTAATTCATATCTGAATCTTCTAATATTTTATTTTTAGAAATATCTCTAACTCTTATCTTAAGCCCATCTTTCCTTGCAGAAAGATAGCTTTCAAATATAAAATCAATTTGCTTGTAAAATTCTTTATCATTGCTCATGAACAAATATATTATTTATTTTGGTAAAAACAAATAATATTTTCAAGAGTTTTTTTGTGTAGCTTAAACATCTCTCCTACACCTTTGTGTAATTCACTTGGAAATTCATTTAAATAAAACCACCCATAATCAGAAGCTTCTTCTGATGGGCCTAAATCAGGAACAAATTCAGTATCAAACAATCCAAGATAAGTATAAAATACTAAATGATTTGTTTCAGCAACATCTAATGGCCCACTAGAAATTTTAAACTTTCCTTTATAACCACTTTCTTCTGTAAATTCTCTTATTGCTGTATCTTTAGGATTTCTATCATCCCCAGTTTCAAACTTACCGCCAAATGAAGCCCATGTTCCAGGCTGTGACTGATGTTGTCCTCTTCTGATCAACATAATTCTTCCCGTTGATTTACAAATTGGCAGGACACCTGCGGCTATCAATTTCTCCGTTTTCATTCTTTAATAAATAGGAGCAAAAAAGAATGAACTTTATATTTTGTTTAAAAAATCAGCAATTTCATCTAAACTATCAAATACTACAGCCCCATTATCTTTTACCATTTTTTTAGTCATTTCCAAAGACTTAATTTGGTGTTTATTAAACTCTTTATCATCATCCTTTTCTAGAACGCAAAATAAAGTCTTTTTAGGCCTCTTGTTTGAATCATCTACAACTTCTGCTATAGAATATACTCCCATCATTTTTGGAGTTATTACATACAAAACAAAGTCACAGCTTTCACGCTTTTCAATTTCTTTCTTTTGAGCTTCTTCATTCCAGTCTTTTACAACAGGATTAAAGTAGTCTATTTCTAATTTAGGCATTAGAATGTCTCTCCAATTGCTTTCATTTGTTGTTCCGCCCAGAAACACTTCAATTCCGTTTTCTAATTGTTTTAATGTTTTTTTCATATTGTTTAAATTATGAAACAATATAATAAAACATGACTTGGATTCAAAAAATTAAATCATATAAACCATAAAATATAGTTTGTGTTTACTTCTTGAGACAGCCACATAATGAATATTTCTAGGCTCCACATCAAAATCGTCCGTCGGATCAAAACTTATTGCCTCAACCTGCTTCTTTGTTAGTTTGCTGTAATTGGGGTTTTTTTCCAATAATTCAGGCGCTATTGAATTAACAACAACACAGGTGTCGAATTCTCTACCTTTACTCTTATGTATCGTTGTAATGAATTTATTTGAGTCCTGGTGTTGTTCTATAAAAGATATTAAAGCTTCATTATCTTCAAAATAATCTTTAACTCTAGAAAGCTTATTTTTTAAAGCATCAGTAATTTCTCCTTTTCTGAAATTCTTTATATCTGTCTGAGTAATGAAATTAAAATACTTCATAGGAACTTGCCTTTTCAGCATTTGTCTTTCTAGCTTCTTTATAACATCATTTGTTCTAACTAATATAGCGACCTGCTCTGGTTCTTTTAAAATATCCACTAGATCGTCCAATTTTAAAATCAGCTTATCATCCACATAACCATCTTCCTTACTGTTTGCTATAGCCTTTAGTGAAGAAAACTTATTAGAATTTTCCACTATATTCTGATCGCTTCTAAAATTAACAGAAAGACTTAGTTCGGTTGTTTTTCTTCTGTCTTTAATCATAGACTCAAGTATAGAACAATTAGCGCCTGAATAACCATAAATGCTTTGATTGCGGTCTCCGATTAGATAATAATACTTTGCGTTTAAGGCTAATAATATCTGAAGCTGGATTGTACTTGTATCTTGGTACTCATCAACGAATATGTAATCATACTTGTTTCTAAACATCTTAAGCCACTTATCCTCTTTGAACATATCTCTAACTTCCACAAGCATGTCACAAAAATCTCTCGACTTCTTTTCTCTTAAAAAAGAGCCATATTCGTTTATATACTGGGGGAGAGGTGATTTTATACCATCAGCCGATTGCAATTTAAAAGCTGATATGGCGGATGAAAAATAATCAGACTCTTCGTATAATGCAGAAATCGTATCGTAATAAAACTGTTTTGAATCTTTATCTGCGTATTGATTTGGTTTATATTTTTCTTTGAACCAATCTATGAAATCATAAAACGTAGCAATGTTTTTAAACTTTCCTGTACTAGCAAGAACATTATAACAAAAAGCGTGAATAGTTGTAATTCTTATATCTTTATTGCCAACTCTGTTTTGAAGCTCTTCTGTTGCGGCTTTTGTAAAGCTGAAAAATATAATCTTCTTCGGATCAACACCTCTTACTAATAATTCTTTTAATCTCTGAACGCATGAATAGGTTTTACCAGCTCCAGCAGTTGCAGCTAATATAACAGACTCTTCGCCTTGATATTCTACAAACTGTCTTTGTTCTGGAGTATAAGACTGTCTGTCAATTTCAGACAATATATCTAACTGAGAAACTACAGGTTTCTTTACTATTCTTCTTTTTGCCATTAATTAACTAAGCTTGTTGAGGGGTTTTTTTACTAGCAGCATCTGCCTTTGCATAAATCTTTCTGATTACAGATTTTGTATCTGCAGGAAGATCTGATTTTATAGTTAAGAAATCATAATAAGATTTATCTGACAATAAAGTATCTGATACCAAAGCTCCTTCACACTTACCTCTTGTAAATATTGGTCTTCCACCCGCATTCAATTTTATAAATCCTGCGCTATCTAAAGAACCGTTGTTTTTATTGAATAATCTATTAAGCGTTTCTATGTTGTTATCTACTTTTTCAACAACACCTTCTTTGGTTTCAAATGTTTTATCATTGTATTTATTTACCATGCTAGACAATAATTTTACACCTTTATTGTTAATATCTTCAGATGTTAACACTTCTTTTTTATCAATAACTTCTCCGCAATAAAAATTAATTGCTGTTTTAAAATCTCTAGGCTCCATAGAGTGATACATTTCCATAAGATCGATAACTTTTTTGCCAATCATATTAAATTCAAATCCGCATCTATTGCATTCTTCAATTAAAAATCTTAAATCAAAATTCACATTGAAACCTGCGAAATCACATCCTTCTGTGAATTTTAGCATTTTCTCACCAATCTCTTTGAATGTTGGTTGGCCTGCAACCATTTCGTTTGTTATATTGTTAATCTTAATTACTTCTTCTGACATTGGTATTTCAGGATTTACCATTCTAGTACCAGATTTTTGAGATCCGTCTAGCCCTAGTTTTACAATTGAAATTTCAACGATCCTGTCGCTTACGAAATTTAACCCAGTTGTTTTTAGTTTTAAAAAAGCAATAGGCTTGTCTGTTTTAATGTTTAGTTTGTTTTCCATATTATATCAAAGTTAAAAAATTTCCACTTATTATTATTTCTCTTTCTTTTTGTTCTTGTTCTGTTAGTTCTTTTTCTAATTCTTCTAAAAAATCGACCTCATTAGGTTTGGCCCAGAATACTCTCTTTATTTCAGTGTCATCTTCTGTTTCAAACAAAAACAAGCCATCTTCTTCTTTCAACAGAGCGAGCTTTTGGCCTGCATCTATCGAATGACTATCATGCATTTGTTTTTCTGTTTTGAGATTGTAATATTTTATTTTCATATTAATCTTCAAATTTTACTAATTTATATTGGTAACTATTCCCTTCTTTATCAAGAGTACCATCATCATCAGCGTCGTTATCAAAGTATTTTTTCCACCACTTTTTATACCACTTTCTTTTTATGATTATTACTTGCCATTTTTCGGAGAACTCTTTTGCCTGATCCTCAGTAATCAAACCTTCAATTTTCATTCTGTCTACAACTATTCCTTTTACAACTTCTGCATTGTTTACAAAAGATTCCATGCCAACCAATATACTATCAATTTGTGCCATATTACGATAATTTACAATTTAAAAATTCTTTCAATTTAGAACTCTTACCAAACATTCTTAATTTCTTAAGAGCAAACTCTTTTACTTGTCTAACTCTTTCGTTTGTTAAGTCTAGTTCTTCACCTATTTCTTTTAAGCTCATTTCATGATAACCGTTCAAGCCAAAATACATATTCAATATTTTATTCTCTCTGTCAGTTAAGCCTTCCATGGCCCAATTCAATTCTTCATTCAAGGAGTTTACATTTGTTTTAACATCAATATCATCCATTGTTTCTCCAGCTATCATCTGACCTATTTCAGTTTCAGACTCGTCTCTTACTTTATCTTCTAAAGATATGTTGCTAGCAACACTAGAAAATGCTTTGAGAGATGTTTTTATTTCATCTTCGCTGAAATCTACAATTTTACTTATTTCTTCAACAGTTGGTTCTCTGTCTAATGTTTGAAATAGTTTTTGTGATGCTTTATTTATTTTGCCTATGTTGTTTATTTTGTTTATTGGCAGTCTAACCGTGTGACCATTTTCATATATTAATTGCATAATAGATTGTCTAATCCACCATACAGCATATGAAATAAATTTGAAACCTCTTGTTTCGTCGAATTTTTTTACCGCTTTTATTAACCCAATATTACCTTCACTAGCTAACTCTTCTATAGGTATTCCTGACCAAGAATATTCTTTTGCCACGCTTAATACGAATCTTAAATTTGATTTTACTAATTCATCTAAAGCTTTTTGATCCCCTGCCTTTGCTTTGATTGCGAGTTCTGTTTGTTGAGTTCCTGATAAAGTTTCTAATTTTCTGAGGTCTTTAAGGTAGTTTCTCATCGACACGCTACTTCCACTTACACTTGCATTTTGTTCGTTGTTTTCTTTTGCCATAATCTATGTTTGTTTGTTTGTTTAATCGTTCCAGTTTAATGATGCTATAAATTTCTTGAAGCTATTGAATTGTTCTTCAGAAGTCATAATCATGGTTAGGTTTGCCACCCCGTTCCTTGATTTTATTTCTTCTATTTGTTTTTCATCCAACAAACTAAGCACAGAAAAAGACACAAATCTAGTTTCGGTTCCTTTTTCTTTATAACTTTGTAAATCAGTTTCAATAAAACCATTCTCCAATGTTCCTGTTCTACAATACGTACCATTATGCTCAAAAGCAAATGTACCATCTTGCTGTTGCTGCTGATAGTCTTGTTGTTGTTGTGGTTGTTGCGGTTGATTTTTACTTTGTTTCAATTGTTCTTCAAATGCAGCCTGATGATCTGTAGGCTGTTGTGGTTGAATGTTGATTCCTTGCAAGTGTGTTCCTTGTGGAATTTCTTGTTGTGGTGGGTTTTGATTACCATTAACTAAATCAAAATAAGGATTCTCGGATTTATTCCCAAGTATGCCCTGATTCAGCGTTTTTTTAATTTGATTATCCATATAAAATAAGTTTTAAAAGTCGTTTTAAGACTAAAAACAAAAATACAAATTTATTTAGTTAATAACAAAAAAAGTTATAAACCCAAAAAGTGTTCAATGTTAGTAATAATAACTTCGTTTTTTATGGAATTTAAAATGGAAACCATTTTAGATTGCTTACCCCCTGCGGATCCGCCTGGGTAATTAATTAAGCCATTCGGCTTCTCAATACATAAATCTTTCAGTCTAGTCTTAGCGTTAATTCTCAGTTTTTCATTCGTTTTGTTCATAGCATTATTTTATTTCTATTAGCACTTTCATTATTCCAAATACCATTTTAAAAACACCTCTTAAAGCTTGTTTTTAAGACGTTTTAAGCATTAAAACAAGTCCTCGTACTTCATAATAGACTGCATTTTTACTGCGTCCAATACAAGCCCTTTGCCACCGTTTAAAGAAATGTTGTAGCCTTTAGATAAGGCGTTTTTTATTTCTTCAAAAGACAACCTAGTATTATCAATTAAAAATCCTCTTTCTGAGAATACTACATCCCAGGACTTTGGAGAGCTTTTGTCAAAAACCACCTTTACAGGCTTCTTTGTAGGCTTTTCTTGGGCTGATGCCAAGTTATCTACTGCTTGCTCTATAAGCTTAATTTTGTTCTTTAAATCTTCTTTTGACACGATTTTGTTGTTTTATTATAAATATACAAAAAAACAAAAAATAAGCTCCAAAAAGGAGCTTATTTTAAATTACTTTGCTGCTTTAGCCTGCATATATTGATCGACTAAATTAGCAATTTTTCTATCTTGGGCCTTTTTACGCTCTTGAGCTTCAGCTCTTTTGGTGGCCACTTTTTTCCTTGAAGATTTAAATCTTAAAGTTCCTTTAAGACCTCTTTTTGCAGAGGCAATTCTTTTCTTTTTACTTTCTGGTTTTCTCATAATTTGTTATTTTTTATAAATCTAATAATTGATACAAAAAAAACAAAATGTTTTTAACTAGAACAACCAAAACAATCAAAAGGACTATCTATTGGTTTTTGAGGTAAAGCTTCTATTTTTGGTTCCTCAGGCTTTTCTGAAACTATTGTATTTTCAGACACCTTAGAAGATAAAGTATTTGTAGCTGACATATCAAAAGCAAGATGTTTAGCTCCAGTAGAAATAGCTCTAGTTCTAACGTAATAACATAATGTTTTAAGACCGTTTTTCCATGCATGAAAATGGCTAGATGTTATTTTTGAAAGAGTTGGATTGCTCATATAAATATTCATAGACTGAGATTGATCTATAAAAGGAGCTCTATCTGCTGCCATATCAATTAACTCTCTTTGAGAGATTTCCCATATGGTCTTATATTTTTTAATTAAAAATTCAACTCTCTTAACTTTTTTAGCATAACCTTTTTCTTCAGGATCTAAATGGTTATTAAAGTTTATATTTTGAATAGAGCCATCATTAACAATAATTTCATTTTTTAATGCTTCAGACCAAATTCCTAATTTTTCAAAATCATGAATAAGATATCTATTAACAATCATAATTTCACCACCAACAACTCTTCTATTAAATAAAGCTGAATGTGCTGGTTCTGTCATTTCAAATGATCCTGTTATTTTAGCAGAAGAAGCAACTGGCATTTGAGCAGTATTTAAACTATTACAAACTCCATGTTCTGAAACGCTTTCTTTTAATAAATTCCAATCCCACATTCCAGACAACTCTTCTTCTTTTAATCCCCACATATCAAATTGGAAAATACCTTTTGACATTGGACTACCTTTGAAATGTTTGTATGGTTTGTATTCGCCTGTCTTACATAAGTTATTACTTTCAGTTATAGAAGCGTAATATATAGTTTCAAATATTTTCTTATTTAATTCTCTTGCCTCACTAGAAGTAAATTCATAATCCATTAAATAGAACACATCAGCTAATCCTTGAGTCCCGATAGCAATAGCTCTTTGTTCTAGACCGCCTTTTTCACCTTTCTTTGTTGAATATGCGTTTATGTCTATAACTTTATTTAAAGCCCTAACTACTTTTCTAGTTTCTTCAAACAATAATTTAAAATCAAATTCTCCATCATCATTAACAAAATTTTTCAACACCATTGAAGATAGTGTACAAATAGCAGTTGTTTTTTCATCTGTGTATTGATATATCTCATTACATAAATTAGACTGCTTTATAACTCCAATGTTTTGGTGGTTTGTTTTTTTGTTTGCATTATCTTTA